CCTGAATGACATCCTTGAGAAGGTAGCACTTGATTATGAGCTTTACAACGGCTTTGCTTTAGAGATTGTTTACAACCAACTGAACGACAAGATAGCAGCTATTTATCATGCAGATTTTGCGCGGTATAGGTCAAATGAGGACGGCACAAAGTTCTACTATTCCGAAGATTGGAAGAAGCACAACCCAGTTGTAGAAGAAATAGACGCTTTCAATTGGAAAGAACCAAGCGGAAAACAACTTCTGTACGTTAAAGGCTACTCACCCGACTGCAAATACTACCCACTTCCTACCTACTTGGGGTCAACGGGTTATATTGAGTTAGACGTAGAGATTGCCAACTTCCACCTCAACGCGGTCAAGAACAACTTTGTAGGCGGTACAATCGTGTCTTTCTACAACGGAGAACCGACCCTTGAGGAGCAGGAGGAAATCGAACGACAGATAAAGGACAAGTTCACAGGAACTGATAACGCAAATTCAATCGTTCTGAACTTTGCCGATTCAAGAGACAGAGGGGTAGATATTCAACAGCTTAACGGTAACGACTTCGATAAGCGTTTCGACATTCTGAACAAGACTGTTCAAAGGGAAATCTACGCAGGGCATTCGGTAACTGACCCTGCTCTATTTGGTATCAAAGAAGACGGAATCTTCACGAGTAGAAACCAACTGGTTGACAGCTTTGAGTTGTTCAAAAACACCTACGTAAACAACCGACAGCAGTTCATTGAGAGAGTATTCAATGAATTAGCAGCGTTGCAAGGGCTTTCTAACCGTCTTTTCATTCAAGACACAGAGCCAATATCTATTCAGTTCAGCGAGAACACGGTTGTGAGTGTAATGACTCAAGCGGAAATCCGCGAAAAAATCGGACTTCCTAAACTTGAGCAACCACTACAAGCGGCTAAGACATCAAAGGATGAGGACGATATTCTTATTGAGTACTTCAAGAACTGCGGCTCGACTGATTACGAACCAGTAGGAAACGGCAAGGCTCTGAACTTTGAAAGCGAAACCTCCGCAAGATTACACGAAGAACTGAACAGAAAGTATTGGTTTGCTGAGATAGACCCACTTGATACGGCTATTCTGAACATCTTGAAAGAGAATCCAGCTACTCCATTCTTGGCGATTGCCGAGCAGCTACAACTATCCATTGAAAGGGTAATGGCTGGGCTTCAAAGATTGAACGAGGCGAACGCTATCAATATAGCCATTGACGAGGTGCTTGATTCTACGCAAAGAGCCGTAGAAGTAACCAAAGAAGGCGAACGGTTGCTTGATGAAATACCACCAGTACGAGAGTTTTGTAGAAAACTAATAAAATTGGTTGAGGAAGAAAATAGAACTTGGGAGTTGGATGAGATTCAGCAAATCGGAGTTTCCAATAATAGAAACGTATGGATGCGAGGCGGTGGATTTTGGGGAAAGTCTTACCATTGCCGACACTACTGGGAGCAGAAACTTATGAAGGTTAAGAAGAATGGCTAACGTCTTATTCATATCAGAAACATTTCTCAAGGACAACACGCTCCTACACGAGAATATCGACTTCAAGTATTTGCGACCTGTTGTATTGATGTGCCAAGATATCCACATCCAGCACAAGATTGGAACTACATTATACAACGAACTCAAAACGCAAATAACCAACTCTACGTTAACGGCTGCTAACCTTACACTTTTGGAGGATTACATTCAGCCAGCGTTACTTTATTGGGTGCAAGCAGAAGCACCGACTGCCATCAGTTACAAGTTTCTGAACAAAGGGCTACATCAGCAGAGTTCTGAGAACAGCTCCAACGCTTCTTTGGATGAAATCAACTTCATTTCAAAGAGGTACAAGGACAAAGCGGAATGGTACACGGAGAGGCTCGTTACTTTCTTACTGGAAAACGAATCGGATTACCCAGCTTACGCTAACCCTGATGATGGTCTTGATACTATCCAGCCTGATACACGAACCTACACTACAGGAATGTTCTTAGGACGCAGACCGAAGTTCATATCACTTGAAGATAAATATGAGTACAAACGCAAGTAAGAGAAATCAAGCGAAGCTAAAGGCATATGTACACGCTCAACGAAATACTAACCCTAATCGAAACCCAAGCCGCAGCTCATCTTCAGGTGAAGCAGTACGGTCAGGGGGACGTTTGGGAAATCAACCCAAAGGAACTTGATTACCTTGTTCTGTGGGCGATTGAGGAGAGTGTTGTATTATCGGAAAGGACATTAACCTACAATATCCGACTTTTAGCGATGGACAGGGTTCTTCCGGGCGAAGAAAACGAACAGGAAGTAATGAGCGAGCGATACAATCCAAGTTCTACTGGACTTCGTGGCGTACTTCAGACAGTTGCACACCACAGATTTATCAATTCAAACGAGCGTTACTCTTGAACCTTTTACCGAGCGATTTGACGACAAGGTAAGCGGACATTCTTGCGTACTTTCAATAACACAACCATACGACTACAACAAGTGTCAAATACCAAACTAAAATGACAGAATCTCAGAAACTAATCGGAACACGCGGATGCAAACTCCTGACAGGAACAGGAGCATTGACAGGCTTGAAAGGCTACGCGATAATAGCACAAGAAGACACAGCTTTCACTACCTTCGAAGTGGATGGAGTTGATAGCCTTGCTACATTCGGATTAACGGGCGCAACGGTAAAAGCTGGAGCGTATATCGTTGTCCCTTCAGGCGATGCTATCACAGCAATCACCATGTCAAGCGGAAGCGTTATTATCTATAACCAATAAGATATGCCATCAATTCTAACAAGACCAGCAGGAGGCGGTGGAGCAGGAGGTGGTTCTGTTTCTGTTGCCGTTTCAGATGCATCACCAAGTATAGGCGACACTATTACAATTACGGCAACCAATACAGGATTTACGGGAACAGTCACAAACACGTTTATTGTGAAAAACTTCCTCGGAAAAGACGATGTAATAACTCAAGTAGGAGATAACACGTACGATTATGTTTGTCCGTTTGAAGGAACGTTTGACATCATTGTATTGGCTGAAGACGGAAGCGGAAATACGGCAAAAGGCGATAAGAGCATTACAGTCGGATCATTCTATGACAAATATGGATTTGATGCTGCATGGAACGCTGCAAACGCTGTTTTGGTAAGTGGCAGAATAGACGAAGTGCCAGATGCGATAAACAGCTATGATGCGGTTGCGCCTTCTGTTTCTGAAAGATGCACAACAACGAGCGACCCATACACGGGAATTTCGGGAATGAGAGCTACGGGAAACATTAGCAGCGAAACTCTGCACACATCGTATCCGCACAACACCAGTAGCTTCACTATCTCAGTAGTATCTCAGTTCGATTACACAGAACAAACTTCTTTTGCCGGTTTCATGTTTATTGTTGGCAATACCGATACAAATGTAAATAATAGAAGATACACCATCGTTTACAACAGAGCTTCAGAAAGAATTGAATGTGTAGTATTTGAGCCGTCTGGAACATCAGTTACCCTATCAAATGCTTATCAGCAAGGTACTAATATCATCATCTTCAAATATGATAGTTCGGATGGTTCTGTTAGAGCAATCATAAACGGAAATACACTTACTGATAATGCGCCAACTTTAATAACAGGGGCTGGAAACGTTGAGTTGCTAAACACTTCGTTCACAACAGAGCTCGGATGCGGTGAATCAGTAAATGAGGTATGTGTAGTTGATAGAGCGGTCAGCGATGCCGAGCAAGACCAAATGTATCAAGATTTACTTTTAAGATTTCCATCATGATAGTAACGAACAGCATAGACAGCTTGCAAGATTGGATTGATGCCAACAGAATAGACCAAAGCGATAAGCCTTATTTCAGACCAATAGAATCAGATGGTGTTTACCAACTACCTGAAGATGATTTTGTTGAGCAAGGTTTGATTGAATTAGGTATTGAATATAAAATTGAAACAACCATTAGAGGCGTTCAAATAGTCCTTGTTAAAAATGGTGAAAATTGGGAATTGGATAAATAATGAAAGCAGACCACACAATAGACGATTAAAATGGACGCAATAATTGAATCACTTGCCAACTACGGAATAGCTGGAATCTTTCTTGCTGTGTTGGTTTACTACTTGAACAAGCTGACCGACATTCACCGCGAAGAACGTAAGGAATGGCAGGATGCCAATAACCAACACGTTGACAAGTTCAGCGAAGTAATAGCCGAGAACACGAAGGCGTTGGCTGAAATGCGTTCAGAACTCAAAGAAAACCGTTGCAAAATGTAAAGTGGTGCAATATCGCACCAAGAGAATGTGACTGTAAAGATGGAACAAACTGCGAAGACAAAAAGACCAAGCGCGGCAAAGTTAGCCGCAGAGGTAATAAAGGAGTTTGAAGGCTACTCTTCAAAGCCTTATCTGTGCCCTTCAGGTATTCCGACCATCGGCTACGGTAATACCATGTACACAAATGGCGAAAGGGTTACAATGGACGACCCTGAGATTGACCAGAAAGAAGCGAACAAGATGCTACTGGACACCATCAAAACCGTAGAGAAGCAAGTTAAAAGTGTTCTTGAGGTCAAACTTCCAGCACATAAATTAGCTGCGTTAATATCGTTCACTTATAACGTGGGCATCGGCAACTTTTCAAACTCTACTTTATTAGCTTGGGTCAATTCCAATCCTGACTTTCCAAGA